GGTTCATTTGATAATCATATTCAAGCACCAAAAGCATTTGATGGTAATCATCCATCAGCATCTTATACTGATTTAGTATTGAGATATAGTTTTGATGATAATAAAAATCTTGACGCGTCAACAAGTATTCGTGATACAAGTGCTGACCAAAGTTACACTGCAGAAGGAACTGCAAACGGATACTCAAGTGGTAATCGTCCACACTTTAGAAAAATTGTAGACCAACAAAAGGCAAAAGTTCCAAACTTAGGTCCCAATGTTCGTGTAGAAAATAAAGTAAGAATTGAAGATAGTAAATTACTTGGTAATTTGTCTGTGGATGAAAGGTCAGAATTAAGTGCTTATGATTTAGCACCATTAGATAGTAATAAACTCGGTGTTTACTTTAGTCCTACTGATGTAATAAACGAAGATATTATATTGAGTGTAGCCGATTTAGATTATGACCAATATATAGGTGACCCACGAGACAAGTATAAGAGAAGATACAGAAGACTTGATGATATAGCAACAACATATTGGCAAAAATATAATGCCCCTAATAACTTTTGGGATTATATGAGGTTGATAAGATTTTACGATACAAGTGTATTTGACCAAATAAGAAAAATGATTCCTGCTAAGGCAAGAGCTAATGTTGGATTATTGATAGAACCAAATTTATTAGAAAGAAGAAAGGAAATAGTAGGTGCACCACCTGATTTTGATGTTGTGAATGTAAGGGGTAATTTAGATGCGGGATTTGGTAGAGTTGTTAGTGGTTCTACACTACCATTGACTCAATCTATTGATGTAATGGCTCAGTTCTCACAGAGTGGTCAATACCTCACATATACTGGTTCCTTTTCCGCAGCACCTTCCGCATCTGGTGGTCAGTATTTGACTTTTACTTCTTCAATATCAGAAGATATATTTAGAACACCAGCCACCTACATACTTTCATCATCACTTAGTGGATGGGGTGGTGGAAAAGAAAAATATGGTGATTTCATCATTACTATTGGAGGACCTGAATATATATTTAGAGAAGTCCTACAACCAAATATAAGTGGTTCAAGGATATCAGAACATAATTTTGAAAGAAGATTTTTCTATACCACACAGGCAAGTGCCTCTGTAGATAATTACTTCTCTTCATCATTAGTCAGAAGTGACAAACAAAGTTTATATCAAGACAATCAAATGTTTAGATTAGTGTATCAAGGTTCACAGCAAACAAAGAAAACAACTTTAGATAAGTTAGATCCTGTGACCGTAGTACTAACTTCACCAACTACATTGGTAACAAAGGAAACTGGTGAATCTAAACTTGATGTATTATAATGAAAAATTTAGTTTGATTATATTTATAGATAAGAAGTTTTAATCTTATTATAATATAAATCCAAACTACTCAAGTCCTAAAGGAGATACAATTATGGGATTTTTAAATAATACCACAATCACGGTTGATGCGATACTTACGAAAAGAGGTCGTGAGTTATTAGCTCGTGGAAACAATGAATTTCAAGTCACGAAATTCGCATTAGCAGACGATGAGGTCGACTATCGTTTGTGGGATACCTCACATCCCAACGGAACAAATTTTTATGGAGCGGTAATCGAGAACATGCCCCTATTGGAACCTGTACCTGATGAAACACAAGCATTAAAGTACAAGTTGATTTCACTTCCAAAGGAAACATCTCGTCTACCAATCTTAGATATTGCCGTTCCATCACTTACATTTCAACAAGGTGGTGGTAATGGTGATTTACTAAGTCCTGGCACATTGAACTCAACAGATGCAGATTTAGGATACACATTTTTAGTTCATGATACAGCTGTAGCAAGACTACAGATTGGACAATCAGCACCAGGACAGACAGCACCATTGGTACCTGTCAATTTGAGTAGTGAAGAAATAACAAACTCACAAAGTGTAGTTGGTTTAACTGCAAGAGTAATACCACAAACATTTACCACACCAAACCAAAAGAAAACACAAATTACTGTGGTGGGTAATCAGACTGGAGCGACACAGACAATAACAGTTACTGTTAATAAAACAGTACTTGGAAGTCCAGCATCGCCAGTCTCGTCTTAACATTTAGGAGTTAGAAAATGGCATTAGCAGGAGCATATAAATTATTTGACCAAGAGAATGATGTAGTCAAAAATATCAAGGCCACGATATCAAGTGGAATATGGAGTGGTGGAACTGGTACTCTAACTACATTCTTCTCACAATCAGCAAACAGCTCTTCAGCTGGTAAGTATTACTATGATGTGTACAAAACAAACCCATCAACAGATACCGAAGCTGAAGTTCAATTTAGTATTGGATATGGACACTTAGAAGGGAGTGGTTCGTTAGGAACCGTAGGGGGTTCATCAGGAAATAGAGCTTCTGCAGCGATACACGCACAACTTGTGAATTTATTATTACCACCTAATAAGGATAGATTTACATACGCTGGTTCAGTAACATCAAAACACTTTTTTGTTGTATCACTAAAAAGGTCTCGTATGAGAGAAAAGATGGATCCAGGTAATTGGGAACTTCGTATTAGTGGTAGTAATAAAAATGTTGGTGAAAATATAAGATTAATAGACGATAGTAATTCTACAACTGATCCAGATGCTGGAATAGGTGGTAGAGTATTTAATGTTGTTAGTGGTTCTATTACAAGTGGTACTACATCAATAGAGACAGCAGCGTCTTCTAATCCGGGTGGTGGTTTTGGTTTGTTCTATCCTGATTTAGGTATTATATTACTTAACGCAGATATTGTAAACGCATCAGCCTCTATAAGTGTAAACACAACCTCTGATACTGATGGTGGTAATGTTCCACAATTCTTTAATAGTATTAAAGGTGGGAGTTACTTTCAAGCTAGACGAGAAGAAAAACTTTCATCAACTCATTACTTTGTAAGAGCTGGAAATAAAGAATTTAATTTTTCTAATAATCCAACCTTCTTCACAGCATCTACTGGTGATTTTACACAACCTACTTTCTTCAAAGACCCAAAAGTATACATAACAACCGTAGGTCTTTTTAATGATAGTAACGAACTATTAGCAGTTGCAAAGTTAAGTCAACCTGTATTGAAATCTTATTCTCGTGAGGCATTAATCAAAGTCAAACTTGACTTCTAAAACATAGGGGAGTGGAATGATTTTAAGAGATGTCCACCCACAAGATGTTTCTATAGAGCCCTTCAAAACTTATAAGAGATTCACCTTCACTAATACTGATAGTGGAAGTGGGGTATTCGCTCTAAAGGCATGTAGTGGTAGTTTTAGGGGTTTTGATTCAGGTTCAGCTCTTTCCCAAAGTATTGGTTCATTCAATCAGATGTCTCGAAGTATGGCATTACCAAAATCTACTTGGTATAGTGGTGGAACATTCTATAATCTACCAACATATTATATGTTGAATCACAAGTTCTACGAAAGATTTAGTAATCGTCCAAAATTTCTCAATCATACAAATCAGGTTCAACCTTTTTTATCGTATGGTAATTCAAATACAAATGTCAGTTTCAGAGAATTACATAGTTCAGCTTCAGTAATTACGGTTCCTCAACAATTAATAGGAGAGGGAATTAAACCAAAAAGTGTCCGTGTATTGGACAATATAAGTGATGTAACTACTGATATAAGGGACGATGGTGATGGTAATTTATTTGATTTTGCATATTCACAAAGTTATGCAGCGTTTAAATCGAGTTCATTTACTAATACACCAACAAGTGATGTCAGTTCAAGTTATGTATTAGGAAATGTTTTTTACAAACAAGGTCTGATTGTCATGACAAGTACTGGTTCTAAATATTTAAATGCATTTACTGGTACGGATAGTGATGGATACACTTTGAATTATCAATCTACTCATACAATTTATCAACATGAGTACATGGTAACCTCACAAGCTGGTCAACATAATGCTACAAGTAATGTAAGTGCAACTTTTGATAGGAGTGGTAGTTTTCAATTAGGTAAAGGTACAAATCCCGATTCAATTTTCCCACCAAGTGATAATCCACTTGATGGTACTGGTAGTGGTTCTTATAACGAAACCTATGAAGGAACACAATTTTATGAAAATTTTGTGACCCATAGTGAGTTTAGACCTTACATCACCACAATAGGTTTATACAATGATGCTGGTGAGTTATTGGTTGTTGGTAGAACTGCAAAACCAATCAAAAATGATGATAAAACAGCTATGAGTTTTGTTGTCCGATTCGATGTTTAATTATATAATTCTATATTTATTAGTGTAATTTATCGCTTAATAGGAGAAACAGATGTTAAAGAATTTAGTAATAGGTTTACTTATAACCTCGTCTTTGTTGGCTGAAAATGAAATACTAAAGTTCTTAAAGTATTCAACGGCATACGCCAGTTTCAGTTTAAATGCACCTCGATTCCAAGACGATAGATTTGCTATTGTTGGTGGATTAAGTACTGGTGACTTGGTTGTAGAGAGAACTAATAGAGATTTAAAACCTGACTTTCAAACTTCTTTTGGACTTCGTAAAATTGGTAGATTTCAATACGAACCAAAACGAGGTGTAAAAAGTGCTGGTAAGGGTGGAACTTGGTACGATGGTACGGAGTCAAATTATAACGAAAGTGCAACATTCGGGCCTGTTAAGGGTTGGGAATACTTACTTAAATTCTCAGAAGGTAGACAATGGGGTAATGAGTATATTAATCAAGAATATTGGGTACGATACATCGGTGATTGGGCGATGGCAAAAGTAGGATGGACGGAATTAGGATTAGAAGATATTAGTTATGTTCATGGAGATTTGAGAGTACATCTCACACCTGAAGTTTTAAATAATAAATTACATTTTTCACTTGGATTAAAACACAGACAACATCCTGTATATGGGTTTGATGCCATGGTATTGGACACGACTTGGTATCGTGGTTCATGGTGGGCATTTGCTGAAGATGCTTTTGGTATTGATGATAATATGTGGTATCAAGAAGATATGTTAGAAGGATATGATGAAGATGGTAATCCAATTTGGAAACATGATGAACTATTAGAATTGGTAAACGGAGAATGGGTGAAAGTTGAAGGAGACGGGCCTTTTTGGAATGGTCGTGGTGAGTATTGGGGACACGATTGGTTGTGGAGAGATGTTGATGGTAGGATATTTGCTTATACTGATAGAGAATACTTTATATATCACTTTCCAGGAATGTTAGAAAAGTATATAGGTGGAGTAAAAAAGAATTTAGGATATCAAAGTGAAACATCACTTGTATTAGGATTGGACTTTTATCACTATGGTGATAATTGGTGGTTACACGCATGGGGTAATTGGTTACCAATACATTATGGACATACAAAACATTCTTATCAAAATGCATCATTATATCAGACACATTTAGACGAGGGATATGAACCATATGATTTTGAATATAAAGAAAGTGGTTGGGCAGATTGGAATGATTATGATTTAGGTGCATTGTTCGGAGTAAAACTCAAAGATAATCTTGGAGTGTTTGCTGAGGGTAGATATTTGTATTACTGGGAACGACCAGCATACGATATTAAGTTAGGAGTTAACTATCAATTTATGGGATTTTAAAATGAAAAAATGGTTTGATATAAAAGAAAAGTACCTTAATCCATTGGTTTGGATTATTTTAGTTTTATCTATTAGTTGTGAAGATACACAAGTAGAGGAATCACGAGAACCGATGATGCAACTTTGGGTAAATGGAGACCCAATAGATCCGTTTACCTATTATGGTCAGATAAATACCTATGGTGAAATATCCGTTGGTGAAGATGGTAAAATTCAAAAACTTCTTGTGATGCACTTCCAAAGGGAAGTCGGTAGGGTATTACCTGAATTAGAACATTATGCGGCTATTTGGGTTGATAAAGATGGTGAGGACAATGATGATTTAATCGATCCGGGTTTATACTTGAACTACGGCCCAACAGACACATTGGCACATACAAGAGAACAGACTATGGATATGGAAATCATCGGTAGTTTTGATTACACGGATTTTGCACAATCAGAGATATATGTGAATGAGGATAACAAGGTTTCAGGTATGGCTAATGGTAAATTTTGGAATCCATATAGAGATGAAGAACAGTTAGGATTATTAATTTTTGAAAACATAGAAATTGGTACAGATCCAGAGGCAACATTTTATACTGGTGAATAGTAAATATGAATGGTGATATTAAAATAGG